GTCACGGTGACTCGACCTCAGAATGAATAACAAGATTTTGAGGACATGGATGTTTATGTCCTAGCCTTAGTTAAGGCATCGATATGAACATCGGGCACGGGAAGTGCCGGATGCTGCGTGATTTCACCAACACGCAGTACTCCGTAGAAAGGAGTAGAGTGAGCAGGTGTGAAGAGGATTCAAAGATTATCCCAATGATACTGCGTAGTAACCTACGCGTACCAATGATTGTGCAATAGTACCAGCCGATATAAGGCCACCAAGTCTAACCGGAGATGTTGGCACATCGATCTGAACAAGAAAGATGTACGTCGCAACTCCTGACGTGGCAGCACTACTAACGAGGCTGACAACATTACCTGGAGAGGTTATGGTTGTAGAACCTTGCACTAATCCAGAACCGGCCAGCGTCAGTGTAAACTGATACTGACCCGGAACCAAGATGTTAAGACCGTAAGGTAACGCATTAAGCGTAACCGGGACTCCACCCGATGAAGTGATGGAGGTACCCAACCAGTTAGTATTGGTAACGGTTCCTACACTATTGACTCTAGCTGAAGTAGCAAGAGCATAAGCGGTGAGGTCGAGCTGTGGAGTGATTAACTCCACCTCGTACTCAACGTGTAGCTCTCCTACCGCAGTGGGTAAACCTTGTCCTGTCGTTGCGACAAAGACATTACCAACGTCATAGAGGAGAACATCTTGACCCGTGGCCAGATTACCATAGCGAATAAACTTTTGGTTAAATTTCGCTAGATCAGACTTGTCACAAGTATAAGAAAAGGACTCCCATGCGGGACCCCTAACTGCATTGTGATAAGCCATGATCTGAGTTTTGGTAGTTGGTGCCGGATCTGAAGCATCAAAGTCAACTGCAATTATAACAGCACCGGCGATAGTAGTGGGAGATGTAGACTCATAAACGTATTTCAGTTTAGTGAATCTATATGCCTCATAACCGGTCGTCATGGTGTTCAACCAAGGGAAGGATAAAGGTAGACCCGGATTAATTCCGTAAGTCTGTGAAGTATAGAGGTCAGAGCCATTTATTTCGGCTATGTACTCTTTATGACAAATCTTTACCCTACCATCAGCATTGTTCTTAGGCATGCTAAACTTAGGTTTAACAAGTCTTTGGATAATACCCTTGGCTACAGGAGCGTTGACTTTGGTCATCCCAGAAGGGGATGTCTTTGAATTCATTTTTGAAGGTTGTACCTTTGATTTATTCATGGTGTTTTTGTCTGTCTACTTAAAGTTAATTTTGTATGGGATCCATTGATTAACAACAATGGACCGTACATTAGGATTCTCCTAAATAGGTATTTGCACAGTGTGAGATCACAGAAGAACTGTGTGCCATTGCTGCGTATTTGCCTTACGGTCAAACGTAACCTTTAGGATAGAGCCGTGCGGTCTCTTGGCATTCTGTATAGCACTAAAATAATAGTTTTGGTCTTATTAAGAATCCTAACCCCATGAATAGTTTAACGACATGTTCAGGTCGAGCCCTGGTTTCTACTCCAGGTACTCATCCATGATGAGTCCTTGGGGAACTTTAAACTCTTTAGACAAAGACACCTTCTTCTCTTCAACAAGCTTAACCTGCAGATCAAGAAACAATTTATTGATTCTGGTATGGTATCTTATCCTACTTTTTGGGTCACTGATCTCCTTCCTAAAAGACATTAATGTCTTAATAGGAAAGGATCGGATAGCCAAAGGATGAGACTCCGTATCAATGGATCCTACATTTAAGTAGGGTCCTGTTTGATTTACAGGTAAGAGATCCAACTGATATTCTTTGTTGGGCTGAGTGAGAGGGATAAATCGATAATAACCGTGATGGTACAACTTTCTCTTCACATTAATATTTTTTATGGAATCTTGTAAAACTGGTGTACGAAAGGACAAGGCTTTAAAAGGCTCGTAATCACTTTGATGTTCTTTTAAAACAACTTCTTGGTATATATATGATGCTAGTTTCGTTTGGAAATTAGTAAAATAGATATGAGGCCTAACCTCTGGATGTAATTTAAAACCACATCCTCCAAGTATAGGAGCAATAAAAAGTGAGAATTGTCCTGACTTCGTAACAATATCAACGTCCTTCTTCTGATAATGCATGAACCTTTGATGCGCACGAAATTTATCATGTGCTCCTTCTAAAACTTCATTATATATGGAGTTTATAGGAAGGAGTTCTTTCTTACGTTTCCCTAACTTTGACTGTCCGGTTAGAAGACCAACATTCAGAAAACCAATGTTACTAATCTCCTCAGTTCCTCTGTTAAAGAGAAAACCTAAGGAGTTTATAGTAAAAAAGGTTTTATGAACATAGTTCTTACCTAAAGATAGAAGGAATCCTACAGAGGAAACCTTCTCTAACCAGATCTTGTAAAAGCCCTCATTGGTTCTAAACAAAATGTCGTCCCCGTTAATTAAAACGGGTAGGTCCTGGAGAGATAATTGTCTACCAAAATATTCCTCCATTGCGACCCAATAGGCTACCAGGTTAACTGTACAAAGAATCGGAAAGGATAAAGTAGATCCCATGAGCTGACCAGTGGTCTGCATGACGGGTTCTAAATCACCTCCTTTCGAGAATTTCTTTGGATAGCTAATTTCCTGCTCGTAAAGAACTGAACGAAGCAGATCCTTAACATCATCTTCTAAATTACTACGTGACAAAGAGGCTTCAAAAGCCCCCTTTGTGTGAGAAATCTTAAGACTGTCGGTTGCGGCTGAGTAATCACCCGAAACCCACGAATCGAAAGGTAGAACTTGGCGAAAATTCCAAGGTCCTTTTCCTGGTTTGTAAGAACTCTTCTTAGAAAGAGGAGTTTGTTCAAACAGTTTCTTCTCACGATCAAGTAATAAATGGAAGTCCGATATTTGGATCGGCCGGCCTGTAGCGACAAATTGTTCATATTTCTGTAAATATCTCCACAACGCCTTTTGATAAAATCTAGAAGCGTAATAAGAGAACTCGTTTCCTTTGGTAATAAGACGGACCTTTAATGGTTCGCAAACCGCGGAGACGGCAACCTTCTTGTGAGTATATGACTCATAAAGATCTGAATCTTGTGACATCATACGGATATCAGTCATCAAGGAGTTAAAATTACTCCAAGTAGGCTGACCACGTGTGGTTTCAACAAATCCAGGTCTTGACTCGTACATCTCAAGAAGATCGTTCTCTTCTGTGTCGATATCACTGGTATAATTGTGAACTTTGCGTAGAAAGGCTCTAGCTCCACCTTCTCCTCTTTTAGAAGAGAAGCCGGCAGCAGTAGAAGCTTCAAAGAGTACTGGTGTGACGGGTTTAAATTTCTTAAAAAACCTGGTATAGTAAGGAAGAAACTCTTCCATATCTATCAATTCACCCCAGTTAAAGGACATAAGACGAGGGTCATCAGGTGGTAATGATAAGATGGTGCGATGTTTAATCATCGCCTCCTTAACAAAATCATCTGGAACGACCTCGGCTCCTCTCTTCACTCCCTGAAGAAGACCTAGAAAATAACCTAGATTCTTCCTATTAAACGCAACGATCCTAGTCTTAAAAAATCTCTTAAGACGACCAGTAAACAGAGAAAAATGCATTGCTTCCGCGAAGGAAGCAGGACGTGCTGGCAAAGGGTTCTTAAGAAACCTAGCTAGCGGATATGCAGTAAAGAACTTCGCATTTTTAATGAAGTTCTCAAGATTCCAGGAGGCCATAGATCTAAAGGCCTCCAACTGCTCAAACAAACTAAAAGTGAGGAATTTCGGATAAGAATCGAGTATTACTTCGTAGTACGCTCTGGATAACTTGAGCGCATGAGGTATAACTCGATTTCCTAAATTCCACAACTGAAGTTTTGGTGAAAAACGTGGAGACACACAATGCATCCCTAAAAAGGTTAAACCCGGTTTAAGAGCCGGGATATCCTTCAGGGGAATAAGTGCATGTGTGACGCCAAGCTCGGGACCATCCCGAGATAGGCACTCTAAAATCTTATCGATAAAAGTTAAGGCGTTCATAATAACGAATGCTTTGATAAAATCCTCTTTAGTAAT